TCTTTATTGGTAAGGTCAAAGAAGGATAGTATTTCCTTGAAGTGATTGTTTGTGATAATTTTCATAGTATTTTTTCTATTTGGTTATGGGTTAAAATTAACATGCCATCCTTAAACTATAAAATTGAATTTCTGTAAAGACTTTATTTTTAAGTTTTTTGTAAGTCATTGGTTTTACTTAATAGAAAAAAAAATAAAAAAAGTTTTATAGAATTATTGATCAAATAAGATTAAAAGACTTTGACTAATCAAAGTAGATAGTTTGATTGATAGTAGATAAAGGCTTTGATTAATGATTGCTATAGACTTTGATTGATCAAAAATAAACAGAGTAAAAAATACAAATTTATAAATGATAACAGATTATCAATAAGATCAATCGCATCTATTGCTTTACTCGTGTAGTACTATAACAAACTGGATAGGCTTTGCTTTACTCGTGTAGTATTCCCTAACTCGTTGATTACCAGTAATTAGACATAATCTATATTGTACGATTCACGTTGATAATCAACGAGTTATGAAATTAATTTTAACAGTATGCCACCCCACTAGTAATTTTAGAGGGGTATCGAGGGGGTTTTTTCCGTTCGCGTATATAGCGTAAGCCCCTCAAATTTTTCTACCAAAAATCCAATATACTTTTGTTTAAAAGCAGAGCATGTCTCACATTATCTCTTCATCGTCATCATCTTCATCATCTTCGTCTTCTAGTTCTAAAAGGATGACACTGGTAGCTAATATATCGTATTTAACAAACTCCAGTACACCTAAGATTGTTTGGTCATTCAAATCGAACTCCCCTTTATAACGATTTATTAAATTACATAAGTCGTTGGTTAACAAGTCTGTCTGAGTATCTATGTCCATATCTTTAAATTTAAGGCTTTACAAATCTGAAAATCGTTTATAATGTTATCTATAACTTCTAAGGAGTCTTTCTTTAAAGACTATCTTTTAAAAACTACTTTAAAGTAACTTTAACAAGAAGTCGATACTTCGTTCTTCTCCTTCTAATCCTTTAAGAGTAAAGACCAAGACAAAGACCTTCTTTAACCTTCTCTTTATTAAAAAACTTTTTAAGGCTAGGTGTGTCTAAAGACCAATAGTATCTTTCTTTTTAACATATATGATTAATAAAGTCTTTAAAAGGAGGAGGGTCTTCGTCAGGGTCGACCCTCTTTTAAAAGTAGTATCTGTAAAGATATGTATTTAAACTAACTACCGAAGCACTTACATTAATCACATCCAAAGGTTACTGTTATAAGAGCCTTTAGCTTTGTTAAATGTATCTACAAAGGACGTTAGTTCTTTGTCCAGGAGTTCCTGTTTACGATAGTTAATGTTATTGTTAACATCTTGATTCATTTGTTCTACCCAATAGTTAACAGCAATAGAGAGAGCATCTAATCTATCATCGTTAATAAGGCTACCTTTATCCTTTGTTATCCTTGATAGTTGATAGATAAGCATATACTTAGCTTGATGTTCAATAGGATAGGACTGAGCACTCTTATAGTCTTGTTGAACAACAGAAGGATCAATAATAAGTTTATGTTGATTAAGTACAGGTTCAAGGACATCAATGATTCTAAGTTCCTTTTGTTTGTTATGTCTTACTTCTTCAATGGAACAAGGATAGGTAGTCATAAACAAAGGTTTAAGTAGTTCCATGAACATACCATCTCCAAAGTTAGACTCTATAATAATTTTGTTAACCTTATTAGTCTTGGCAATGTAAACTAGTTGTTTAAGAGTTTGTTCATCATATCCACCTTTTAACCCACCAGCTTCTGGAACAAAGAGTTGACCGTTAAGCATCTTAACAACAGCATATCCTGTTTCATCCTTACCTCTACCACTAGGGTCAATAGACAACACAGACCCTGTGTACTCAATCATATCACCTAATATCTTAAAGGGCTTATGAAATCTATCCCCACCTAGACCTACGTTAGGAATATCTTTATTTTCAAAGGATGGATCAGAGGACCACATAATCTTTTCAGGAGCTAGGTCTACATCCACATCTGTTATAATTAAATCGTTAACCTTTAAAGGATACCGATCAGCATCCGACAAACGAGGGTTAAGCATGAACTGTAAAGCATACCCAGTCCTACCGTACGACAGCTTTCTTTCTTCAAGGTCTAGATCAGTAAACCTAGAAGGTTCTGTAGATCGTCCTACTGTCTCATCTGTTATCCTTTCAGTTAAGTACGGAGCAATATCGTTATCGTAGTTCTTAAGTACTAAGTCTTCACTTGGATACTCAGAGGTCCATATACGAGCGTCATAGCCCCTCTCACGCAGTTTGTTATAAATAGAGTCCTCGCATTGGGGTGTCCCTAGAAAGAGAATCCTAGAGGTGTCTAAGGGCTTTAGAATAGCTTCAAACTCTTTTACTTGTTCATCTAGCTTATCACGCATTCCTTGAGTAGCAGAGTTATTAGGTACTTCGATGTCATCAGCAATGATAATGTCTGCACGGCTACCTGTTANCTGGGAGGATATACCAAGGGACTTAACGGAAGGTGCGTGAGCAGCTGGAGCAGGACCAACATCGAAGGCTATCTTAGAGAACCTTTGATCCTTTTTAGGGATTAGACCTTGAAGAACAGGAATGTCGTGTATGATTTTCAAGGTAAAGGTGGAGAAGTCATCAGCACGGTTCTTAGAAGCAGATACAACCAGGATGTTCTTAGTGGGGTCTAGGAGGAGTTGATGTACAGCATAGGCAGAACATATCCAAGACTTACCTACTCCACGGAACGCCATGATAACAGATCGTTTAGGACCGTGTTGCATGAAGTCTGCAATGTCATATTGTAATCCAGTAGGATCAGGTAGGTTCAAGTGTTTCCAAACTACATATAAGAAGTTACGGAAGTCCTTGAGTTGTTTAAGCTTTTCAATACTCATTGCTGCTTCAACTCTCTCTTTCGGTGTTGTAATTACTTTGTAGCTACTTTTTGCTTTAGTTGTATATCATCTTCAAAGGGGAGTACTTCATTGAGNAGGTCATTAAGGGGAGTATCTTTCCCACTTGTTAATACAATCTCATTATCTTTAAGTAATTGNCTAGCACCGTTCAGTAGTGATGGATTGTACTCACCAGTCTCGTGCATCTGATCGATAGCTGATTTGTAGGTATCTGCTACATAACCTTGTAATTTACCTAGTTCTTCAAAAGTCTTCATAATATATTGTTAACACTTCCACCTACGCAAAGCTAACGCTTTCCTAGTGGGTCTACCTTTACTATCTTTCATTGGTCCTTTATTACCACCCATCCTGGCACAGAAGCTACGCTTTCTAGGACCACCACCAGGTTGAGGAGCTTTTAAGTTAGACCCAGTAGCCTTGTTATACTTAGCCCTGCCTTTAGCAGTGAGTCCACCCTTCTTAGACTTCTCACCTCTACCTAGAGATAACGATACACTTCTCACTTTTTAAACCCACGCTTCATATTTGCGTAGGACTTAGGTGATATAGTAGACTTCTTCTTGCTACGACTAATGCCTAGCTTTCTTCTTCTGTTAATGTTTGCGTATAATCCTTTTTTCATCGTTTAATTAATATCTCCATCATTCTATCTAGTTTACCGTTAATCTCTTTTACAGTGACTTCTAATCCACTCATACGGTTCTCAACAGCAGTATCTCGTTCTCGTTGCGTAGCTAACTCTACTTCAATCTTTGTTAATCGTTTCTCGTCTGTATCCAGTCGATCCGATAGTTTCTTTATAACCCATCCAATAGCTCCTAGAATAACAGCTAGAGCAGTGTCGAGAAAGTGTGAGAGTTGCTCAGTCATCTAACTATGTACTTCAGGTTTGATTTTAATTGAGTTGTCAGTGGTGTCGATCCAAAGTTGACCTTGTTCTAACCACGAAGGTTCAGTCATAACGCCAAGAGCGGTGTCTAAGAAGTGGGAAAGTGATTCAGTCATCTAACTATGTACTTCAGGTTTGATTTTAATTGAGTTGTCAGTGGTGTCGATCCAAAGTTGACCTTGTTCTAACCACGAAGGTTCAGTCGTTCCTTGAGGAAGTCCAAACATCTTAATCATTGAAAACAGTTTATTTGTGTCTTCGTGTCTTCTGATAGTAAAAGGTGTGTAAGTATCAGTCTCAGCTGCTGAGTTAGGATATGAAGTACTACTTGAAACCTTCTGAACTTTAAACTGCGTTGTACTTACTATGTCGATTATTTCAAGTTGTTCGTTCCAATTAGCTTCACTGCTGCCAGAAAGAATAACAAAATTACCTTCTTTAAATCCGTGTGCAGAAGATGTTTGAAAAGTTACAGAAGTACTGGTGGAAGCTACTTGGGTTATAGAGACCGATGCACTTAGTGTTCCTATATGTCCCAACGAAAAACTCCCTGTTCCAGCAGTATTATGACTTGAACTTATGTTAAAAATCTGACCTCCGCTGCTTGAGTCGTTCAATTGAAGCGTTCCACCGTTAGAACCTTTAATAATAATAGCAGGTGAATTAGACGTTGTGTCTTGTACTAGCACGTTCCCATCTACTTTTAAAGCATGAGTACTGGAAGCTGAAGTACCTATACCTACTTTTCCTGTAATAGAAGCGTCACCATCTCCATCTAACGTCATTAACGTTCCTTGTGACCCTGTTCCGCTAAAATTAGTAAATTGAAAATTTCCGCTTGAATCAACGAAGAAATCCCTCACTTCATCTGTGACAGCATCATAAGTCAACCGTATTCCTGGACCTTCAGCACCTCTAGTAATTAGAATGTTAGACCCATTAGATGCTAAACCATTTACTGTATAAGCTTGCGTCTCGTCTAATTTACTAGGAGTAACAGCATCATCTAATATTTCAGTAGTAGTAACAGCATTAGTAGCTAACTTATTGGTAGTAACAGAACCATCTAATATTTTAGCAGAGGTAACAGAAGTGTTAGCTAATTTAGCGTTAGTAACAGCACCGTCATTAATCTGAGCTGTTCCTATTGTACCTTGTGTAAGTGGAATACCTAACCCTCGTTGAATAATAACAATGTCTTCCCCTCCAGCTAAAGAAGGAATAATTGTTAAAGTATCTGTATCTGGGTCTACTGTGTAGTCAACTGTAGGTTCTTTTACTAATCCGTTAACACTAACATCATACGCACTATCTCCTAATACATCAGCATCAGTAACAGTATAAGTTGTGTTCGCTCCTGCTGTACCTGTGAATTGCCATTTAGACGGAGGAGTAGAAGCACCAGCAGCAATCTGTTCTACTTTTTGATCGACATAGTTTTTAGTTGCTGCATCTGCTGTTAAGGTAGGTGTGCTTACATTTAATATCTTATTAGACTTAGCATCCCAATCTGTTCCACCTGGTCCAATTTGAAGAGAAGCCTCATTTAACTCAGCAAGTTCTTCATTTAAAAATCTATTATGTTGATAAGCAAAGTCTAACTCTGTTTCTGTCAGTACTGAACCATTTACAAAATCTACAAGGTTAGTGTCAGGTTGACTGTTCCTTCTTACACGAACGACCTGCCCTGCTGTAGCTCCGCTATTTAAAACTACTTTATTAGAAGGAGATGTTACCAATGTGAAGGCATCTGTATCTACTCCGTTGATTTCAACTTTAACGTGTTCAGCTTTAAGATAAGAAAATGAAAATGCAAAATCTGTCTGAGACGCTGTTGCGATTGAGTCTACGTATGTATTAGCCATGGTAATCTATTATTAATTTGTTTGTTGTAAAAGTTCAAGCACTTTAAAAGCCTACTAAATCGGTTAAAGCTTTTAGTTTCACTGATTTTAAAGTCTCGTTACTGAGTCTTGTTGTCCAAAGTTCATCATCTGAATTTAAGTAATTAGACCTAAAATTGTTGTCTTCTTCGATAGATTTCCAAACATCACCTCTAAATTTACTGACTAAGTTAGCAATGAGTTCAGCTTTAGGTGTATCGTCCTGTTCTATTTTGATGTCAGGAGCTTCAATGTATTCAGTAGTGTTCATAAAGTTTTTCAGTTGCTGTCTTAAAGTAAGACCATCAAAATCTCTATGTTTTACCATCTTATCCATCCAAGCATCATATAAAGATTGTCCTGTTTTCTTGTGGTAGTATTTCCTAGTGTCTATTCCTTTTCTTTTATATACTTGAGTTTGACCTACCTTACCTCTTAGACCAGCAATCTCTTTCATTAAAGGATCAGACTTAGCATCGCTCCAAGTAACAGGACTAATGATTCCCCAAAAACCGTCCATACCCCAAACTCTGTCTACTTTCTCTCCTAAGAGGTTTCTTCTATACTGACCTGGATGTAAACCTAGTATTCTTTCTTTGGATCGTGCTCTCCATCCTACAGCTTCTCTTTGAAACTGCTCGTTTATCTTAGCTAAGTCACGAGCAAACGAAGGGGTTAATGATGCAGGTAGATCAACTCGTAATAAATCTAAAAAGCTTTTATTTTTATCAAGAGCT